GTGGTTTTATGAATCCACGCTGGATGCTGTTTATTACTATAATAGTGCTACCAATCCTAACGATATGCTAATGGAGTCTGGAGATGATTGGGCAACTCTAAAAACACGATATATCTCTAATGCTGAAAAATACCTTGATTCTAGGTTGGACGGTAGGCTACCCAGAAAACAATTTAAGGACAAGGATGGCAACTATGATTATATCCTTGTCAGAACTACAGCCTTGCTGGCTTGTTCTTTCTTAATTAGGGCATCTGATCCTATTTCTCAAATTGCAGACTCTCTATTTGAAGAAGCTGAGAAAAACATACTGTCATTGAATGAGGGCAGTACAAAGCTGTCTTGGCAGGTCAGCGGTGATTCTTCTCAAGGAGTTATTAGGGAAGTCTCAGTTGCTGGCAATGTTCGTTTAGTTGATACCAGAGGTCAGTACCACGATGTTTATGACAGAGTAGGCGTTAAGATTACTACCGCAGGAGCATTTGGGACTGCTAAGTATTCTGTCTGGGAAAAGGATGCAGATAATCTTGGTGCTGAAAGAATGAATAATGGCGATACAGCAGATTATATTCAAACAATCAATGGTCAATATCAGCCATTGGCAGGGAGTGTTGATATTAGGTTTGCAGGGGATACAGCAGACACAGCCACTTTAAATGACAAATGGGAAGTAGAGTTTTTTGGCAAAAATGAATCTGTATTGGATGCGGGTATGCCGTATTCCATAAGGATGACCCGTAGATAATGGCAATTACATTTGTCAATATATGGGAAACAAAAATTTTGGATACTATCCGCACATTCTTAAATAATGAATTTGCAGGTAGCATCCCGATTTACACAGGAGATTTTAAGGATATGGGCAATCAGTCCATACGTCTTAATCCTGTAGGTTCTGATTTAGTTGGGCATACAGCATCTTCAGAAACTAGGGAATACATTTTGGATGTGTCATACACATTCAAAGAGAAAATGGTAAAAAAGGATACTTGGGAGCATATATTGCGTCAGGTATCGCATATAGAAGCTCTTTTCCACGATAATATGGATGGAAGTAGCAATGCTTACTTTAATGGAAGATTGACTACTTGTCGTATTAATGAAAAAACTGATGAAGAAAATACGATTGATGGTCTTAATGTGATGAGATGGGAGTGGAGAGGAATGCACTTAGGAAACGTATCTTAAAGTAATAAGGAATAGATATGAAAGTTAAATTAAAAAAGGGGGAGAAGTTGTCATCAAATTTCAATTATTGCAACTTGCCCTATGATAAATGGGTGGCACTCAATCAAGGGAAGAGCGTTGAGCTTGAAGCAGTGCCTAAACAATTAGATGGTAAAACAGATGAACAAAAACAAAATTCCAAAAAAGGAGATAAATAATGGCAAACGCAGTTTTTTCACCAAAAGATTTTAAAGCATGGGTAAAGGAGGAAGCGGCTCCGGGTACAGCCGTAGATATATCCTCCGGTTGTTATCAATTAGATGTAGATTCAGTTGCCTTCCCAAGCCTTAGTCCAAACCAAGTTGCAGGAGTAAGGTCAAGAAGTGGCAGAGTATTGCACCAAGATGACTTTTTTCAAGATAATGATATGAAAGCAGTAGAAGTTTCTCTATCTGGAACTTTTCATAATGATGGCGGTCATGTTATGTTGATGCAAAGTGTTGCTGGAAATTCTCTAACACCAGCAAGTGTTGCTGATGTTACTGTTGCAGTAGCCGCTACTGGAGTTACTGGAAAATATGGAGAAACAGCAGGGGATAAAACATTTACACTTATATTAGCACCACCGGATACGACAGATGGTTATAATACAGTTTTAACTGGTTGCTTATGTACAAGTTTTACTGTATCTGCTGACTCAGGCACGGATGGTGGAGTTTATAAATGGAGTGCTACTTTATCAACTGGATTCAATCCCACAACAAACGATGCAACCGCAGAGGCTGGTACGGCTTATGGTACTGGACTAATTGGAATTTCTTCATTAAGTGCTAAAAAAGTTTATGGTATAGATGTTATAATGTCTGCTTTTGATGTAACTGTAGAAAGTCCTGCTGTTTATACTGGGTTTAATGCTAATGGGTATGAGGCATTTGGAAGAGGAGAAGAAATAGCTATCACTGCGAATGCAACTGTTAAATATGATTCGGCTACAAGACCTTTATATCATAATTTCAATACCCAAACTGATCATAAAGAAGAAGATTTCTTTACAATGACTCAAGGGACTGCAACTGATTGCTCTATTGCAATACCAGATGGTATACTAACTGATGTTACTTTCAACGAAGGTGATATGATGATGCTGGATGTTGCTATGAAAGCTGTTACTGGAGATCATGCTCCTATAGCCTTTGATTTAGCTTAATGAAGTTATCTACAGGTAAGGAAGTCAAGCTGAAAGAGATGTCAGTTGACGAGATCGACTCTTGCAATGACATTCCTCAAATGAGATATGAGGGGAATGAAATTGTGGCTATCACTAATCTTGCGAAAGCAAGAACCGCTTGGATGCGAAAAGGCGTTGAAAATGCTGATGATGAATTTATCAAATCCTTAACTGAGGATGAAAAAAATGAACTGTCTTTAGCGGTTCAGGAGTTTCAACGCTTGGGGGAGTAGAAGCCCTCACGCTTGAAACTAACTTCCTAATAGATAATAGCTGTGGGGGATGTAGGTTTCATACATACCCTTATAAGGCTCAAATTCCTGTCTTAATCGATGGCAAATATGAAGTCCGTACATTTACATCAAATGATGATGTTTGGGAAGTTATTGAGCTAATAAAGCAGGAAACAGATGAAATCAATAAAGAGGGTAGGAGTTTCAATGTCGCCATGGCGGTAATGACTCAACTACCCTTTTTTGCTTGCAAGAACATAATATTAGATAGGAATGCACAGAAAGATATAGAAAGATTTATGTACTCAAGACAATTTAAAATATCTCCCCATAAGGGGTCTTATGGAGATCAACCCAAAAAGTGGGTGGACAAGAGTTTTATGCTTACAAACTTAGTTGAAAGGCAAAAAGCAAAGGCAATAAAAGATGCAGAATGAAATAACAATTCAATTTAAACCAGATGGCGATCAATTATTAGTTAATGCTATCAAGGCATTAGATAAGGCTACAAAAAACTTACTAAATACTCAAGCAAAAATTGTAGATTTTAATAAAAAATCTGAGGCTAGTGAGAAAAAAGTAAAAGCCAGTAAGAAAAGCCATGAGGTTTTACTTCTTGGATTGAATTATCAATTAAAAAAACAGGGAGCTAATTTAAAAGATGTTGCCGTAAAATCGGAGTTATATAAAAAAGCATCGGATGGTGACCGTGTGGCTATCAAAAAGCTAAGGATAGCGGTTAGTGAGCATATAGATTCATTAAGAAAACAACGTATGGCTATAGAAAAGCAAAGTATAGCTACAGAAAAACAACGGAATATTTCTCGCAAACTTTATATTGAGATAAAAAAGAATGGGATAAAGAGTTTTAAGCATTTAAGGCTGGAAACTGGTGTTCTGACTAGAGCATTTAAAGGGAATGCTGTAGCCATAAGAAAAGTCAGGGCAGAAATGATGAGACTAGCCATACAACAGGGTACTGCTGGTAAAGGGATGATGGATACAGCCCATAGTACAAGAATACTTGGCGGTGCTTTTGCTGTTTTACGATCTAAATTATTATTGGTTTCCTTTGCTATGAGTCTTGGGATTCGGCAATTAATTAGAATGGTATCAGAAGCTACTAAAGTGGATGCAATGGAAACTGCTTTCAATACCTTAGCTGGGTCAACAGAAAGCTATTCTATAGCATTAGGTAAGCTAAAAAAAGCAACAAATAATACAATGTCTGATTTTGATTTGTTTCAACAGGCGAATAATGCTATGATTCTTGGGATTACCAAAAACTCAGATGAAATGGCTGAAATGTTTGATATTGCCCAGAGGCTAGGTAGAGCATTGGGGAGGGATACAGCAAGTGCTGTTGAGTCTCTTATTACTGGTATAGGCAGACAGTCAAGATTGATGTTAGATAATATTGGCATTATTGTAAAGGCAGATCAAGCATATGAATCATATGCAGAAAAGTTAGGTATAGCGGAAGATAAATTATCTGATGCTGATAGAAAGCAAGCATTTCTTAATGCTACAATGGAAGCCGCAAGGAGTAAAGTACAGGCACTTGGCGATGAGCAATTAGCCACCAGAGATACGCTTGATGAATTAGGTGCATCTTCACAAAATCTTGCGACTGCATTAGGGACAGCATTAGCTCCACTTTTTGAAAAAATGTCTAAGCATACATCTAGCTGGATACAGGATTTGACAGAGCTTATTAATTTTGCTACTAAGGCGAAATCTACAAACTTGAAATTTGCTGAGGCTACAGAAGCTGGTGAGAAAGCATTAGAAACATATGGTAAAAAATTTGAATTTACAGCAGATAAAACAAAATCACTTTCTGATAATTTAAAAGATTTGCAAGACGCTGTTGGAATGAAAAATCAGACAGTCTTTTTAAGATTAAAAGCTCTTATAGAAAAGTTAATTGATAAACAACACGCTTATAATGTGGTGGCAACTTCTGATAAAGTTTCAGAAGAAATGAAGAAGAAATTGGCAATACAGGAAAAAGATATAGAGCTTGCAAAGAAAAATGCTGAAGCCGTGAAGAAAGCATTTACAGAACGGTTAGAGCAATTGACCAGTATGAATTTTACAGAAGAACAAGCACAGAAAAAGCAAGAAGAGTGGGCTAATAAAAACAAAAAAGCTAAGGAAGATCAACTTAAATTAGAAAAAGATATTGCGGCATTTCAGAAGCAATTAGATCAAGAAAATTTAGCCGCATTTAAAGAAATAGCAACTGCTCAGGCAGAAATATATAAAGAGAACTTAGAGTTTCAGTTTTTACAAATTGACTTACAGGCTCAAAAATTTAGAGATATGAAACTCAATGAATTAGCTATTACAGAATTTGTGGAACAAGCAAAACATGATGTTGTAATAAAGAATCTTGAAAAAACAAATATTGCCTATAATTCATTTTTAGCTGGGTATGATACTTTTATTCGCTCTATGACTGATATGGATATGCATGGTGCTGAAAGACGTAAGCAAGTGCTTGAAGCTACCAAAAATGCTTTTATAGGATTCTTAGGGGAGATGATAAAAGAGAAGATAAAACAAATTATAGCAGAACAGATTATATCAAAAGCATCTCAGGCATCTTCAATAGTATCTGCAAAGGCTACTGGAGCATTAATAGCGAGTGCATATGCAGTTCCAGCCGCATTAGCATCAACAGCAAGTTTTGGTCAAGCGGCTACAGCAGGTACAGCAGGTGTGATGGCAAGTATAGCCGCAGTAAAGGCTATGGCTGAGGCAGAAAAACTGGAAGAAGGCGGTTTAATTGGCGGTAGGAGACATTCTCAGGGTGGAACATTGATCGAAGCTGAACAGGGTGAATTTATTATAAAAAGAGATATTGTTGAAAAATTTGGACTCCCTGCAATGAATGCTATTAATAGCGGGGATACAGAATTAATAAAAGAAAAGGTAGAGAAGTTTGAGAAGGGTGGATTAGTTCAGCAGTATTACAATTCTTCAAAGGAAGTATATGAGAAGGGTGGTTTAGTAGAGATATTCAAAGAAGGTGGATTAGTAACAAATAATGTTAATAAGGAAGTATATGAGAAGGGTGGTTTAGTAGAGATATTCAAAGAAGGTGGATTAGTAACAAATAATGTTAATAATGACAGACGAACTGTAACACCTCATAAGGCAGTTCAATCCATAGCTATTGAGGCTATGAACCAGATTAACCAAGGGAACAGCCCAAATCAAATTACAGTAAATATAAATGGCGGGATAGTTCAAGATGATTATGTTAGGAATGAGTTAATCCCTGCATTGAATAAAGCAACATCATTAGGGACGAGGGTAAATGCTTAATAACGATGGCTTTGATACAGCATTATCAGATTCCTTAAAACTTGGCAGTACAAGTGCTTTTTGGGTATTAAAATTATACCATACTGATGAATCTGCTACAGATTTTATTGGAGTCAGCGATCAGCATAGGGTAGATGGCAGTGATATATACCATGGGTTAGTATCTAGCTGGGGTAGATATTCGCAGTCCCTTGATTTTTTTAGCTTTACTACATCTATTGGTAGTATGTCTGTTAAGATAATTAATACTGAAAACTCTATTCAGGGCGGTAGATTTTCGGATCTATTTTCCACTTTGAACTTTGCTAATAGAAAGTGGGAGTTGTTTTTAAATACTAATTCGGTTGGGACTTATGATACTTCAACAAGGATGATTGGTATGGGTATTATTTCTGGCAATATAGAATATGATACAAAATATATTACATTATCTTTATTAGATAATGGTGTGAGATATCATAAACAATTGCCCACAGCTATTATTCAAAATACAGAATCTGGTGATGATTATTATTATCCTAATGCACCTGAGAAGAATATAAATAAACCAATCCCCATGTCATATGGCAGTTTCCATGATAGGGAAGATGTTGGTACAATACCCACATCTGGTGCAAATTTTGATAGACACTTTACACATAAATTCCCAGCTATAGTAGTAGATCAGTGGGACGAGGATAATGCTAGAGTGAAAGCCCTTATCGATAGAGTTATTATTAATACTACCGATACAGGGAAAGTCTATATGAAAATTGATAATTTTTATGGTGCTTGTAATTCATCGAATGTTTCTGCATCAGCAATTGGTGCTTATGTGACTGCTACTGGAGTAGATTGGAAGGTTTATGTTCCTTTACAGTCTCATGGTACATATGACGGTGGAGCAAACTATGCTAATATGATTGATAGTAGCTTTTCAGGTTCTCCATATAATTTAGCACAAAGTGGGGATGGGGCAACATCTGTTGGTTTTAGGATAGGCAAACTCCCAAATCTTGGTGTGTTGACTGCTGTAAAATTATTATGTGACTTTGGGAGTTTTACAGGATCAGCCCCAGAAGTTAGTTTTAGAGCATCTGGCGGTGCTGGTGCTGGGGGAGATGTTAAAGATACAATTACTTGGAATGGTGGGGATGATGATCCAACAGTTACTGGACTTTTTGGTAGCGACGATCAAACAGCCTGGGACATTGAAACAGAAGTCTTTTTAACAATTGATAATACTGGTGGTTCTGGTAATATGAGTGTTCTAATTAATGAAGTAGGATTAGAATTTCAGGTAAAGCCAAGTCAGACATTTACTCATTTTTTCTCTAGTATAAAAGAAATGTCTGTGTCTACTACGGTTAGTCCTTTTTATGATAAATCGGATTTAGCAGGTCTTCCTATTGATAAAAGAAAAACAATTGTACAAACTATTGCAGGTGAATCACCCGGAAGTACTGATTACCTTTTTGCCTCGGGTAAGGGTAGGGAGTTTGGTTCTTGGGTAGATGCTGATTCTAGAAATAATGGTTATGATAGTGGTGATCTTATACCCAATCCTATATACATGATAGAAGATGTTTTAAGAACAGAGCTTAGTTTGACTTCTTCAGAGATTGACTATGCTTTATTTGATACAGCGGGGAATACTACAGATGGTGAAATAGGGGTAGTCCTTAATTATGGGGTAAGCAATATAAAGTATGCTCTTTCTCAAAATAAATTTATTGATTCGCAGGATTTAATAAACAAGATATGCAGACAGTCACTTTGCTGGGTATGGGCGAGTGGAGATGGTAGACTTAAAGTAAGGTCTGCCCTACTTCCTACAAGCACATTTACAGCAGATAAAGTTGTTGATTATAATGATATAATTTTCAAATCAATATCAAGGACACCTTTGAATAATGTTAGGAATGATATAGATATAAACTATAGATATGATCATATACAACAACAGCCACTTAAACTGGTAAACTCAGCCGATTCTACAAGCAAGGGGACAACTGTTGATGGATATAACTATTCAGATGGTTTAAAACTTGAATTGGTAGCAGATGCGATCCTAGATGAAGATACAGCACAAAAACTGGCTGATGCTTACAAAAATATAATGAAAGATCGTAAAGTAATTATAAAATTTGATTGTACAAGACCAATGTATAACGATCTAGAAATAACAGATATAATCTCATTTAAGAATTGGGATTCAAAAATAAAACTGTATGGAACAGCAATGGCAACGACTGATTACTTCATAATAAAGGATATAAGTAAGTCTGTAAAAGGATGTTCCATTACCGCAATAAAGGTGGATAATTAATATGGGTTACAATAGAATAGGCACACCAAGAGCTTATGTTGATATGATGCAGTTTCTGTATTCAAATGGATGGGCTACAACGGGGAATCTAGGTTATGGAACGGGAACAGATATAGCAAACACTCCCGGTGCTAACTTAATACAGGATGATGGAACATCAGCGGTTGTTCTTGATTCAGGTCATATAATGAACTTATTTGACGGTCATCCTAATAATTATATTCAGGTGGCTACCACTACAAAGAAGTTTTGGATTACTTTAAATACTGGGTTGGACTCTCCAAATGCAATGTCTGGGACAAGTTTTTTAGCAATATTGAATCATAATTTTGCATCAGCAAGTGCTGTATTCAAAGTTTCAATTGATGATGTGTATAACATGACCAGTAATGATGTTATATCAACAACTGGAAATCACACCAAAGTAATAAATGCCGCCGCCGATGCTACTGCTGATTATATTGATCCCGCTTATGATGGCTGGACTCTTATTACTTACCCTGTAAGAGAAGGCACAAACAACCAATTTTTAAGAATTATAATTGAGCATGACACAAGCAGTGCTACAGATTACGATGAAGATTTAATAATTGGGTCTATCTGCTGGGGTGAGTACCATGACTTTCAGCCAGTATCATTAGATGTATCAACTTCTTATGACTACGATGGCATCTCTCCGGTCACAAGTGATGGGGGTTATACTTATTCTAATGCATCTAATTTAGGAGTTCCGATGTGGTACAGAGTTCCTGCTTGGTCTAATTATTGGGGTGATGGCAGTAATGCAAGCACATACACATTTGCACAAAGATATGGAAGAAAATCACACTCGCTTAAATTTGATATAATGGCTGATACGGATACTTTTGCAGAATCAGAATTTCTGGATAATAGTGCAACCAATCAAGTATGGGATGATGATTCTCTATTCGGGAGATTTCTTAGAAAAACATTAGGCTCGCATCACCCGTTTATATTTACATTAGATGGAGATTCAACAGCAGAAGGAGACTATGGATATTACAGATTATCCAACAATGGATTTAAAGCCAAGCAGTTCGCCCATAGGACTTGGAATGTTGGTCTTGACTTTGTGGAGACTTGGTAGATTGTTAAACTTTAACAATTCCAGCGTGCTTTCTTGCTCAAAAACCCCCACTAGGCTAAGGTTTTTTTGCGTAAAACATTTTATTGGCATATAGTAGTGGGGTCAGGAATAACAACATCTAACTCTATAGCACACATCCTAATTAATTTTTCTATAAAATCACCAAATTCCTTTGTAGATAAGGTCTTTGTACTTTGTATTGAGAAATGATTTTTTATTGTTTCATGCATTTCTCTTTCTGTATAACCTAATTCATCTGCCAGTATTCTTACAATATTCCAGTAGTAATTATTTTGCTGTGACGATCTAACTTTTGTTTCTTTTAACTCTAAATAGTAATCACCGTCAAGATTGGATATTGCCCTGTTAAAACCTTCCCTATCCAATATAAACATTTTACCGTTTTTTATTGAACAAGGGAATCGCAATCTGGGCATATTTTTTCTTTCCAAAGTTTGTTATCTGGGGAACTCCATAATCTCCCCTCGAATAAATTCCATTTCCTACAGCATACTGGACACCAAGAGAGAATCACGTCAGCCCTTATTTCGTCCATTTTGTGATTCTCCCTCGACCTCTTTTCCACTAACCGATTTCCTAATGCATCAATAACCCATTGTATGGAGCTATCCTCAAAACCCTTTTCTTTCTTCAATGATCCCACCTAGCAGTAATAAATAGTTTCGTGCATCCTGTATCCTAGTAACAATAGGTTCTTCAGATACCTCAGTCCCCGTCAGCACATAATTACGAATAGAGTCCATATGTTTCAATAGATAAACAAGGCAAATTAATTCAGATGTTAAGCCAAGCCTTTCAGCTATGCTCTTAAAGTTCTTGAATTTATCTTCATCAGAAACAGTGTACTCTTTTCCTTTAACGAGCATGATCCTATTTTCTTCTTTCTGTACGGACTCTGCCCATTTCTTGAAATCATCTACTTTCATTAATAGAAAAGTTGCTTTATATCAGACCAGATTGAAACTTTATAATCAGCACCTTCACCGCTTTCCATTCTCCATATAGAATTTCTAATCTGCATATTGCTAAACATGAAAACTATAAATGCTACGCAAGTGATCATAACATTTAGTATCCAAGCATTGTTTTCAGGACTCACAAACAACTCTAGTGTGTAGTACCATAGACTATCCATTTACTTTCTCCTTTTTTAAAGTCTTCGGGGATATCAGCCATTCATTTGTCAACCTAAACATCCTCCAAACATACCAAATATGTTTAAAAAATGATTCAATCAACGATATCCCCAAATTATAAAATCTCCTACTCCCCGTAGTGTTCAGCCATTTTTTCCAAGCAAGGCTCACACACAAAAACTTTATCGCTTTGACAATGAGAGCAATATGATTTATGATTCTTCTCTTGGAAATTCATATTCATTTTCATTATAATATTTTCAGAATCCCCAACTAGATCATTCACAATATTGCTAATTTTGTTTAATTCTTTTTTAAGACCAGTAGTGGAAAAATCGTCCATCTCTAGTTCTGTATGATTCCAGATATTTGTTAGTTTATTCTGAAGTTTCTCTAGAGATTCGAGTATATTTTGTTCTTTTTTATCCATAGCTAAATTTACCAATAATTTTTCGTTAAGTCAAGTGTATGTTAATTTAAATAACACTTAATGAAATTGTAGTCATCGTCTTTCCATTTCACAATGTTATTTTTACGCTCTCTTAGAGCCTCATACCATTGGATGCCACGCTTTTCAATAGCCCATTCACAAAATTCTGCTGGAGTTTTATGTGCAGAGAATTTCGATGAGAAAACATGGCATCCAACACAAAGGCAAAATCCATTATCCAAGTCCCAGCGTACCGATAAACATGATCTGGAAAAGAAATGATGGGAATTCAGCCTTTTCGTTTTGTGGCAATATTCGCACATTCCATATTCCCTGACTTTTGCAGACCAAGCGTTGTCCAGTTTCTTAGATAATGATTTCTTCATTTAGAACGGTACTTCTTCTTTTTCTTGACTACCAGCAGAGCCTTCTAGAACATCGAGCAGGGCATACATATTAGCTTCTATCACCACCAGTTCACCACTCGTGTAACACTTACCGCTTTTTTCCATGTTGTCTACGGCTAACTTCAGGCAAACCTGTTTATGTATGTCGTGTGTCCTATTGTCCAATTTAGGAGGTGCAAGATTCGGACTGCCATTATATTTTGCGGTAGTACCTTCTTGTGGTATCACATTCCACGCTACTCTGCCATTGTCAATCTCTTCTTTTCGGATATTAACCTTATCTCCAATCCCGTAGAATTGCAATTTTTTATGGAGAGTTTCAGTAGCAAATAAACCGACCTCCTTATCGCCTTGTCTTAGACCATACAAGAACCAAGCACCATAATTGTTTGTGCCTTGCTTGGGTGTATCGTACATAAACTCGACAATGTTATCAGTATTTACTGCTATCTTTAGATTGTCTTTATTTTCCATGTTTATCCTTTTCTTTTTTTGTTGAAATTGCGTTCAAAACCAATGATGTTATATCCTTTTCTTCGCCATTAAATTCATGTGATGCACAAGCCAAATAAGCATCTCTTCCTTTAAATTTATCTAAATAGTAAGCAACATCCTCGAATAAATATTCAATCTTATATCTCATTATTGTTTGCTCACCCTCTGTTTCTTCGCTATATCCATCCCATGCAATACTTGCCCAGTAATAATCTTTTTCATTAAGGGCATTCTTATCCATTTCTCTATATTTCCAGTTTTCTGTTGCCATATAAACTCCCAATTTGTTAAAGTTTAACATTTAACCCTGTAATTTACATTGTAATGGTTGCACAACTGGGCTACCATATTCTTTAGAAAATTCTGATCCTTTTGTTCAAGATCATAGACCCCATATCCACCTAGTTTTTCATAGATTGTGTAACCTTTTCTAGATATAGTTTCCGAAAGTGCTTTTATAAACTTTTTGTCTTTTGTTTCTATTATGAATTTCATAGCTTAATTTAAGTATTAATTATCATACAAGTCAATACTAGCCTGTAATTAATTCTCCCCATAATGAAGTCCTTCCATTTATAATCTGCACCACATGAACCGTAAAAAATCCAGTAGAGTAGAAATCTACTATAGCAAAAGCGTGTTGCCAGTTGTGTTGCCTGTTCCCAAGCCATTCATTCGCATCCGCACTCATGTCCTTTAAGCATCCTATTGACCATGCAGATTTAACCCCATCAATGTGAGTTACGGATGATTGCTGGATGTCGTGATGGTGTCCATACATGATATTCCCACCTAGACGTAAAAGATGATTTCTGGTGTGATTTATACCTGCAAAATGATGACCGTGGTAGAAGTTTAGCTTACCTATTTTAAGCATCTTACCGAACTTATGGTATTTATAACCCCGATCTTTCAGGGAAAATGCTTTGTGTACTGCTAGTTTATCCGCTAAAAATGGGTTCTCTGCTACAAAGCTATTCAGCCACTCTTCATGGTTTCCCTCGATGAAGTGTTTCTCTTTTACCCCAGCCTTATCTATCGATTCATCGATTATATCCATCCCAGCATTTGCCTCCTCAATCTCCTTATAAACCATCGGCAACTGGTATTCTAGCGGTGGTCGTTTCTTTTTCTTCCACTGCCAGTGCGATACTGAAGAGCCTTCAAAATCGTCACCTAATGTGATGTAACCATCTGGCTTTATAATTTCTATAGCCTGACAGACAACACTAATAGCTTTCATATCCGCTATTGGGAAATGCTTGTCTGGTGTGACTACATATCTTTTTACTTTCATAATAACTCCGCTTTTAACCATCTGTCAAGGGATTTCTCCCATAGTTCAAATGATGCCTTACCTTTCTCGTACCGTAACCATATATCGTCAAACTCTTCCCATAATCTGGTACGCATTTTTCTGATATGCCGATCCATACTTTGATCTGAAACGGATGGCATCGCATTTACTCTATCTAAATAGATTTTCTTTAAATTCCTCGATGTATTCATTGTATTTCCCGTTTTTTAGGTTGTACCTTAATTTGGCAGTCCCCGGTTTACCGTTCTTATGCTGGAATCTGATCTTATTAACATGAACGCCAACATAATCTTGCTCTTCGTTTCTATGCCGATGTATAGTGATCGCATTATCACACTTATTAAACCAGTTTGCTGACCCGGATATATCATAAGGTGTTGGTACAAGCGGTTTTCTATCAACGCCATTTTCCATCTTTCGTGGGTGTGCTACTACCCATATGTGCATTTCATTTACCTTAGCAAACGTATTTAATTTAGCTAGAATTCTAGAGACATAATTAGTCTCATTTTCCCCATCCCTGAATTTATGTTCAACTGTATTCCAAGGATCAATTATTAATCCATTTAATCCGTATCTATAATTAAGTAACCTAGATTGCTCCAATATAGATTCTACGGTTACTGTATCTTCCTGAGTCCCTATAAATTTGATGTGGTCATTCAATAACTGCATTGCAGTTCTGGCTGTATTTTCCCCCATCCGTTCTTCACCCCAAAAAGGTTTCCCAGTAAATTTACCTACCAATTTTAACAGGTGGTGTTTTACGGGAAAATTTTCAGCAGAGAATATACCAAAGTTCCAAGAATAATCCTGAACCATATTGATCATTAACGCATCAACCCATTCTGATTTTCCCATATTGGGGATGCCAGTTACAACTGTAACTTCGGATTTACTTACCCTGTAGACCCCATCAAGACCTGACCATCCAGTTGATAACCCCATTTGTTCGGGTCTTAATAATAAATCTATTGCATCATCTTCTACGTCCTGAACCATTACAACGCCATCTATGGGGTAGGGATAGGCATTGCTAACGATATCTGTAACCTTATCTTCACCGTACTTAATCAGCACATCATTCATATCCTTACAATCATCTGGGTAGTTGACCCTAAAACATTTTTCCCTACCTATACGTCTGGATAATTCATCCCTAAGATGATTGCCAGCACCATCACTATCTGTACATAATATAACAGTCTTAGCGTTCATTAAATGCTCTTCCGCTGAGAGCAAGTAACTAAATTTTCTATCACTAGGATTTGAGTTTGGTGCTGTTGCCCCGTCTGGAACCGATATAACATTGGTAAAGCCAACTTGTACAAGTGACAAGGCATCCATTTCTCCTTCTGTAATTATAATTGTCTCCATTCCTTTCATGTAGTCAAATCTATAGAAACATTTTTCAGCATTTTTGGATTGACGGAATTTTTTATCAGCAGTTCTGGATTTGATATTAACAACTTCACCATCCTTATAGAACGGGAATTGTATCCATCGATTACTGTATCCAATCTTTTCTGCATCAACAACGGTTTTACAAATGCCACGATCTTCAAACCACTTATAGATTTTCTTTGGAAGTTCCGTCTTATGCTTGAAAATAGGTTTTTCTGTTTCGGAAATTGTTAAGGGCTTAAATTTTTTCTTCAATGATCCTTTCCATCCGCAATGATGACAATGCCACACACCCTCATCAATATTTACTGATAGGCAAGGATCAGATGTTTTAGTTCTCCTATGGGAACATTTAGGACATTGCACCTTTGATTGCCCTGAAGAATCCCTGAGAAATATTCCATGCTCTTCAAATGTCATTAGTTACCCCTATCTTTGTTCCATTGGTTAAATAAATTGGTAAACTTACTATTCCCGTTATTAGATTTACTACGCAAGGTTCTCAGGCTGAATAAATTCTGCATCCAAAATGGATGGAATAAAGACCAATGGATAACATTTTTGACATCTGATTCATCCCACTTATCCCTAGTGATTAATTCGTACAGAGTATTTATAGAGCCGTTAACCAAATCCCCGTCCTTTTCCCAATCAATGCCTATGGTTTCTGGGAATGCTTTTCGTTTTTCGGAATAGAATTTCATAACTATATTTTTTAAATATGCCAATTGTTGTTTATTTATACTCATGTCCAATTTGATAGCACCATTCTTATAAGAATATATATAAGTAACATTATTATGTAATAATAATGAACCCGGATTTTCGGCATACCTAGAGCCATTTTTGGTAATTTTGTCGTCTACATCCAATTCTACCCCACCCGATAATCTGGTATGGTACAATCCGCTTTGATTAGCTACCCCACCCAGAAAACAAGGTGGGGTGATGGTAATATAACGGTTCATAAATTTTTTAGTTTCTTTTTCATTTTCAATGATTACATCAATCATTCCTTTTTCCCGCAACTTGGTAATGCAAGCGGTTACAGTAGTTTTTGATGAATTTAAAATACGGGCAAAGTAGGCATTGTTTTTTTTGCAGTAACCTTGTTCTTCCATGTTCGCTGTGATCTCTGCATACACCAACTTTGCCATAGGTGTAAGCTCTTTATTATGTCTTACCAATGCTGGGATATAACCGTAATATCCAAATTTCATAAATCCTCCAGTTTTTTAGCTATGTATTCAAGTTCATCTTGCCAATCTATCATGTCTTCACGGTAGAAAAGGCTGTAATAAAATTCCACCCACTTCTTACACAATGAACACTCACCCATGATATCACCGTCACATTCGTTAACATCCAATAATGGCAGAGCATCGCAACATTCGGATAAATAGTTTTCGTCATTCATTTTAAAGTCTCCATTTTATGCGTCCAAGTTAATAATTTTTTTTGTCAACTTACAATAGGCTTTACGCATATATTATAATAATCACACTCTTCGCCTTTTATTACCAAGCATCGTTTACCAGATTTATTAACATCTCTCCATTGGTTGAGTTTTTTATCAATCATAATCCCCAAACATTTCCCATCAGTATTATAATTGGCACATTTACTTTTTGGTATGTTTGTTTTAGATCGGTTCATTCTAAGCATATAACCTCCTATAATTGTACTGGTAGCGGTGCTTTGTACTTGACTTTTTTATCATCTCTCCATATCCAGCCACGCTTTCGGGATTTGGATATTTGACGGGGAGTACATCCCATGTCTTTTGCAAGCTCCCTATTTGTTTTGTCTACTCTTTTCTTCACTATATTCTCCTTTTTTTTAAATGGGTACGGCATTACACACATCCCTTTCCTCTGAACCAAATCCGCATTTTATCCCAATGTTTTATTGGCACGATTAACTTATTTTCACCTTTAAAATTTCTAATATAACCCTTGTCAAGTGCATCTTTACAGCTAATTTTGTACCTATATTGGCTTGTAATATACACTATATAATTGATTGAGTCAAGGCTTTGTTTATCTAAATTAATAGTCCATGATCCACCAGATAATCGCAGTTTCCCAGATTCTTTTTCGTGTTTGTAAAATATATCGTCCTTAATATATGATTTATTCATTCTTCTTCCCCCTCATATGTTATTTCTACCTCTATTCTTCTTTTCATAGGCAAAATATAACAACCTTTTTCACAATCCCATTCTGGGTAAGGTTGTGAACCAACAACTGGCTCTCTAGTAGGTTCTGTTTCGTCTTCATCAAGACAATCATAACACATACGCTCATCTGTATCCATATTAGTTTCGTGAAACTTAAATTCACATTTTATGCAGGTAAATTCCATTACGCCCTCCCAACAATTTCTTTAGAAAGTATAGTCATCGGCACTAAACACTTTTGCTCCAGTTCCTTTTTTAAAAATTCCATATACGAATCAATATCATTCGTATCCTCAAAAAAGTAAAAGGCAAAGTGAGAAAGATGAGTTTCACTTAACACGGCTGACGTAACATTTGCAAGTTCATCCTCACTAATTTCTTCAATATTACACCCATCAATAAACTTATTCATTGCATCACAAATTAAATGATTTAATCGCTCACAGTATTTTGCAAATTCCTGTTCTTTCATCGCCTACTCCTATTTATTTTATTTGCAATATGCAAGAAAATTAAGAATGAAAAACCCATAGCCAGAAGTGACAGGGATAATCCAAGACAAGTTACCGTGAATACCAGAAATTCCAATATCCAGTTTGTTTCAAATATAATCATTCTTCCTCCACTTCGCAAAGTAATTGCTCTATTTTAACTCCAACTATTGCCAATACAACTCCACTACGCCAAGGCACATCACTAGGGTCTATACCCAAGCATTGACACACTTGGTTCCATACGTTCAAGTCCTGCATGAAATCCTCTGGATATAAATTCAGGTGCTTTACGCAAGGATCGTACCCATGTTTTTGAAGTTCTTCAGTTTGTTTTTTAGTTAGTTTCATTTTTTCCTCCAGCTATTTTAAAAAAATTTGGGGAAGTGTTAGTGTGCCGGGGTGTGAACCTAACAAATCCGTTACCCCTGCTGAACAACTCACCGTAGCAGTTAATCATTCTTCCCCAATTGTTAAACTTTAACAATTTAATCCCAATGGATACCCACAAAAGGATTGCCAAGAAACCCTTCCCATTCAAGATTAAGTTCATTTACAACCGATTGTACAATATCTCTGTACTCTTTTTGGTTGTACTTTGAAATGTCAATGTCACTAACCACCATTGCCAATCTATCATAGGACTTGACCCTTTCAGGGATTGTAAGTTCCAGTTCGTCAGATTTTTTCCACTCATCAAACCATATGTCCGAACAGTTTTCATATTCTTTTCTCAGTTCATTTAGAACTCTATCCACATATACATTACTATCCTCTTTGGTGTACCCCTCATCATCTATGCTGACCATTATTTTTCTCATTTTATTCTCCTTTTTTATAATTAGTACACACCTATGTACTAAAAATTAATAATAAGTACACTCTACTCCACTACTTCCCATAAAAGCATCCCTCTATACTCTCGGACTTGCAATTTAGCACCACTACAATCTGAGCATATAACACGCTTTTTACCCCAAGTTGGGAAATCTTCATAGAAATAATAACCTTGAACTGGTTTTCTCACTCTCCCTTTCCATTTGAATATTTTGGCAGATTCCCAACATCGGTTGCACGATTCACAGTAGTGTACTTGTGAATCTGTCAGTTTGCCCTCAATATCGGCTTTTGCATAGACTTCTCTAACTTTTCTCAGTTGCATTGTTTCTCCTTATTTAATTTAATTGCAGTATCACGCCACTTATCCAATTTGTGGTTTGCTATGTTCAAATCAGTTTTCAATTTAAAGCACCAAAAAATAGGTACACAAATTATTATTCCCAATATTAATTCAAGTATCATTTTCTTTCTCCTCTTGGTTTTCAAAAATATCCAAATGTTCATCCCAGATGAATTCCCCTTTTTCAAATCTTAAATTTACTGGATCGACCCCTTCGCAAAGTGGCTCTAGTTGTTCACATAGCCATGATAATTTACGAATTTCTATATAATCTTCAGGATACCATGTTCTACCTATTGATATAAGTTTATTTTTCACTTCTGAAATTTCACGCATTACATGGTAGAGTGTTTTTAATTTCATATCTTACGAAAGCCCCCTGTATGTGATCCAGTGAACGCACCATCCCAAGTACGTTTATCTTCACCTTTATATTCATTAATATAAAAATCTAGATCACCGCACCAATCCCAAGTCACTTCATCGATATGGTGCGGATTGCCAGATAGGGTGTAAAAGTATTTTTCACGAATGCGGATAATTATAAAATCCGAATCCTTATCTGGTCGTCCTAAATGTGCATAAACATTGCAGTAGCCTTCATCATTTTGCACACCCTTACAGATTAAACCCAAGTTTTTCCATTCCCAGCCTGTAAAATCGTGCGTATCACGATCCATAATCTGGGCGGTCATTGGTCTTTGTACTAATTTCATTTTCATATTGTTAAGCCTTAACTTTTTTCAAAGAATTCTGGGTTCAATCTACAAATATAACTATTCCGACCACGCAAAGCAGAGAATACCAATGTATCGTTCAAGTATGCCTTGTAAAAGCCATCATGTATTTTTTGCACATCATATCCCCATTTTCTGAGCTTTCTTAGGGTTTTCTGGGTGTGTTTTTTTGTCCAAATTTTAGGCATCATTTATAACCCCTATTTCCTAGATTGTTTTCTGAGAGAATAACCCATTTGTGGTTTTTGATCATCTGGCAATATAACCAATCGACCATTTGGGAAAGATACAACGACCTTTTCCCCTACTGTTTCCATTCCGGTGATCCGGTCAGGTATGTTTTTTTCTAGTTCTTTCAATTTGATTTTCATTTTGTGTCCTTTGTGGTTATTACTTTGGATATAATTATAAATGTAATCATCCAAAGTACGTTTATTAAAAAATATGGGTTTAAAATATAATCTATCATTTTACGCCCTTTATTAAGTCATTTTCCATTGTGATCTCAGCGAAAAATTCACGACCTTTGCGTTGCTCAAATTTTGGATATTCCGGGGAATAGGGTCTATTGCACCCGCAAAAAGTACCATCAGATTTATATTCGTTCCCGAAAAATGATGTTTCAGTATAATCTAGGGTTTTCCCAATAGATTCTTTGATTTGTTTTTTCGATTTGTAGTTTAATATCATCATTGTATTGCCTCTTGTCTTTTATTGTTGCCTGAAATTATAACCATTAAATGACCTTGTCAAGTACTTTTTTACAGGTCAATTTCATTACCAATTATAACCATAAAAATAAATCCACTTATTATAATTGCTATCTCGAATAATGTGATCCACATATTATTTTTCCTCTTTTATTCTTATTATTATTCTTTTAATTACTTGCACCATATCATTTGTTTTTATTTTTTCACCATCATTTTCTAATAAAAATTCCAGTTCTTTTATAATTTGATCCATTATTTACTCCTTTTTAATTTGTCATATAGGTTAAGCAATGTCACATCCGACAAATAAGTAAGTTCGTCTATAGTGTCCCTTTTAATATTCCGAGAATCGGAATTTATTAGCCTCTCTAATGCACTTATTATTAACTCTCTCATTTTTTTCTCCTTTTTTTGTTAAAGTTTAACTTTTTACTATGAATGAAACATCTTTTTTCAATTCATTTTCTATTTTTTCCTTGGACATTTTCGCAAGTAACCCAACAATTACACCATCACCATCATTTTCTCTGGTTCTTAGGTCGGTTTTATCCCCATTAACTACTTTTTTATTCTGAAAAATATCTGGCAATTTATTATTTTTATTGAAAACCATGGCTACATTATGCCCTTTTTTCAATTTTTTGTTTGTGGTTTCCCATTTTCCCCAATGTGAATATGTCAATTCGTAGTTTTTAGGGGTTTTTCTGTTGGGAACTTTCGTATAATCGTAAAAAGTGATACTAGGGAATAATTCAAAGATATTTTTATTATCTGTAATTATATCATTTTCCCACCTTATATCAGAATAGGCGTTTAATCTAAATGTTGGTTTTAAATCCTTCTTTTTT